TTAAATGCCGATGCTTTCGATTAGTTTTAAACGTTGGCTGTAATCAAGTTTGGAAACTTTATCCGCCAATTCTTTTGATTGGGGTAACTCTGTGTCTAGGATGCTTTCTGGTAGGTATTTGATTTTTAACTTGTCAATAAATCCACCAAGTACGGCTTCCCCTAAAATAATTTTTTCATTATCTGTCAGCTCTGGCACATCTGCTAAATCCATTAAGATAGTGTAACGGTCAGCAATATCAGCTACCCGACCACTAAATGAGCGGGAGCGATTATTTTTGCACTCGTCATAAATGTTTACTAGTTCGCCAGCCAAGTAAATTGATTTTTTAAATTTGTCTGCCATGTTTTTCTCCTTTTTAAGACAATATTTTTTAAAAGAGGGGCATTTGCCCCTCTATAATCCTAGCAAAGCTCCCATTTATTTGTTTTGCTGTTTTTAATCATATAAGGTTTGCCAACAGGTATTCTAATTTCTTGTCCATCATAGCTGGTTAAACGACCTTTGCTAACAACTACTTTTGTATCTTCGATTTTGTAAATTTCAGGAATATGGACACCTTGCCAATTATCCCAATGTTCTTCATTTGCTGTTGCTAGTCTTTTTGCTGCTAAAAGTGTGGTCGTAGTACCATAATCATAGCTTTCGTATTGGCCACCGATTACTACAAATTGATTGTTTTCCATTTTAGTTCCTCCTCGTCCCCTTTCGGGACTTGCGATTTTTTGTTTGGTAGGTCTTACCCTTACCTTGATTATAGTATATCAAAAGGTAGCACCTTAGTCAATACCTTTTACAAAAATTATTAAAGATTTTTTATTCTGGAACTAGTTTCAGACAATAAAAAAAGCCCTCCCGAAATTGGGAGGGAAATCTTACATATCTGTACAGTCGTCTAAATACTTATCTTCTACCCATTGGGCACTGTCTGGATGGTTGATCCGTGACCAGCCGTTGAGTTTTTCGTAGACACGAACTCGTGTACCAGCAGGCAAGAACTCTTTGTCTTGACTGTCAATGCGAGGGCCAGCCTCTACATAGTAATCAGTAGTGAGTGTGCCTTCATAGTAAGGCTTGTCTGACTTGGCCAAACGTGTGTTAACATCTAGCTCACGATCAAATTCGCTCTGCGCTGGGGCTGGGAGTGGCGTACCACTCTCACGGAATACGATCTCACGAGGGCGACCGTTGAGATCCCAAATGTAGTTGTAGTTATTTTCGGTCACTCCATCCATGCCATAATTACAGTGGATAGCCGTACTGTCGCTTGTCATGATAAGCACATGGCCAAACGATCCAAGCGAGCTTGATCCGTCACGAGGGGCCCAGATGACCACATCGCCATATTTAGCGTCAAACGTGCCATCTACTGCGTCAAAGACTTTAGCATAGCCGATAGCTGGCAATGCTTGTTGTAGCGTCTCTGTGTTGTTATTTAGGCTGATTTCGAGCGCGTAAGATACAGCAGACGAACAGTCAAATTCAATGCGTCCATCGCCGTCTGCATCATTCCCATAGCGGTCGCCCATGTCGTAATGGACAGGGATAGCTTGCAAGTGACGCATACGAGCGATACTTGATTCAATTTTACTCATTATTTTTCCTCCTTAAATTCAAAGGCAACCAGCCAAAAATAGACGGTTGCCAACAAAAATATACTAATCTTCGTGAGGTTCTTCATATCCAAGCGCACGAGTTGAGTCGCTGAATCCTACTGTAGTAGGGTCGTTGACGATTCCGATCAAAACTAGAAAGGCAAATAGGACATTGATAAATACCAAGATCTTATCAATGGTTTCGCCAAATTCCAATTTAATTCCGAAGATATTTGCAAACGCTTGGAAGAGCAATGCAAGGGCTGGCACCACTGCCAACCAAAAGTTTTTGTTTTTTAAACGTACAGACCAGTTAATTTTATTCATGATTTTGATTTCCTTTCAATTTTTCGATTTCTTTTTTGAGTTCGATCACGGTATCAACCAAGCGTTGGAAGTGACCATCATCGTCCACGTACCAAAGGCCGTTGGTAGCTATCTCATCGTCTTCGTTGATATTCTTGGAGACGATTGTCCGCTCGAGACCTTGTTCTTTATTTAGAGAGTTGTTGTAATCATTCCATTCTTCCTTGGTCGTAAATTGTTGCATATAAAATCCAAGGACCGTCTGAGAATTAATTTGATATTCCCATTCGAACAGACCTTTCCACTCAATTTGACCAGTTTCTGGGTCTTTAAAGAACGGTGGACGATCCAATCCTTTGAAAAATAGGGAGTTCGTCTGCTTGTCTCTCACAATATAAAACGGAAGATTTACCAAAGGAGCGCCAATTTCAGATTCATTCAGCTCCTTAAAAATCGTTGCCCAAGAGCCATAGGATTTCAACCATTCCAGCTTCTCAATGCTCTGGATTTTAGTAGCCGTGTCTGTTTCTATTTTTTTTGACCGAGTGGTTAAATCTCTGATATCCCGTCCGATTTGTTTAAATGCTTCGATTAGATTCATATTATTCTCCCTTTGCTTGATTGTATGTTGCAAGATAATCAACATTGGTCACATCGTCGATTTTTTGACCAAGTTCAGTCAGCTTCGCTACGATCGCTCCACTAGTGTCACTGTTAAGAGTAGCAATTTTCTCAGCGATTTCTTTGAGCGTGTCCAAATTCTCTGGGACACCATCGCCCAGAATATCAGCTTTCGCATGTTGGATTGCTTCGTTGAGCTGTTGCTCTGTGATCCCTGTGCTTGTTTCCTTATCGTTAATCGCTTTACGCAAATTCTTGATATCGGTTCCGATCGCTACTACTACTGCTTCGAGTTTATTTTCTGCCATATTTTTTCCTTTCAAATTTTAGCTAAATTATAGATTGTTACTAGGTCTGGAAGCTCGTCTATTTTAACGTTGCCCAAGTGCTTCCGTACTTCCTCAGCCAACGCCCTCATTTTGGGTCTTCGGTGTCACTTGGCACGCTATTAGCTGGGTTAAATGACGGACGCACACGAATTTCAAAGTCGCCCGTAGGAAATACGTAGCCGTCTAGCTTGACTTCCAGCTTGTAATAACCAGGCGTGACCACCTTGTCAAACTTAAAGCTAAAGCTACCGTTCTCGACTTCGACATCTTGGTACAAGATCACGTTTTTAGAGTTAAAAATGACCAGCTTACCTGTGCCTGTGAGGTCCTTTTTGAGGAAATCATCATCAAGGATCTCAAATTTAAAAACGGAAGAAGTGTCACCAGATTTGATAACACTTCCACCATCGACTTGCCGAATACTCGTCATGATACTCGACATCACATCACCTCCCTAATTCTTGCTCTGGATAAGGGCTTTAAGCTCCTTCATATCCTCGCTCAAGGCCTTTACCTGCTCTGCGAGGATCAATAGAGACTTATTCTGCTCATCGTGATTATCGAGCCGTCTAACGGCTGTCAGACGAAAGTCACGCATGGTCTCGATATCTTTCTCGATTACGACCATACGTTTCTCCTGCGCTACGATATTGCCCTTAAAATTACCGTAGATACCAAGCAAGATTCCAACGAATCCGACCATCATACTGATGTCTTCTGGTGTAAAGTGGATCATAGATCACGCCCCTTTCTGATTAAAGTACTGGTTGCGGTGTAGCTGTAGCCACTGGTTGAGTTTCAAGGTCACCAGAAGGTCGTCCTGGCTTCTCTTCCTTCTCTTCTTTTGGTTTAGTCCATTTCCAGATGCCAATCTTACCATTTTGAAAAAGGCTGTTTAATTGATCCAAGGTTTCGCCCTGATAAGTAAATGGCTCGGTCACTTGGATCATGACACGCTTGCCTTCACCAAATGCTTCTGTATGATTTGGATCTTCAACAGTAAAGATTTCTTGTGGTTGGTAAGTCTTACCAACTTGGCCAAGGTCTACAAGCTCAAGACCACGTTTAAATACAGTTGGATCAAGTGGATTTTCAACATCGGTCACACGGGCCAACACGTTCCACTCTGCAACTTCCTTAATCTTCTGGATTTGGTTCGCTTTCTCCTCGTTATCCTTCGTGAGAGCTTGAATCTTAGCGATAGCATCTTTATTGGCTTCAACAGACTTGTCGAGCTCTTTCTTGATCGCTACGATTGCGCCAGATGTATCAAGCTCCATTCGGACGATGTTCAGCACTGCTTCGACCAGTGTTGTATCATCATCATTCATACGATTTGTTGGCAAATTTTCTTCAAATACACGATATGGAAATGCTTGCTTGATTGCTACTTTGGTTGTGTCGGCTACTGCGTCATATGCTTTAAACTGTACTTTGTAATCCATTATTCTGCTGCCTCATATTTATTTTTGATTTCTTCAAAAAGGTCCATTAAATCTTTATCGGATTCAAGGACAGAACGATAGCCTTCAACTTCTTGTGTAAGCTGTGCTACTTGTTGCTGTGACTGTGTCAATCGTGCCTTAAATTCGGCTTCGTTGATTGTCTTATTTGCCAATTGGTTGGCTAAATCAGTGATGATTGCTACGTATGTGTTTTCGTTCATTTTTACTCCTATCTAAATCCGTATTTATCTAAAACGCTTTGAATGTGGTTGCCTGCTGCACCACCAATTGCATTGTAGCGCTTCATGATACCGAAGCAAGTCAAGAGATCCCACAAATAGATACCTACATCTCGAGAATCTTTTCCGATATACAATGAGTCTATATAACCTCTAGCGAAGTGCTTGTCACCACGACCTAGATTATGCTTGACCCCTTTTTCGTTCATTGGGATTAAGTAGCTATTGCCATCATCTGTGTTATTGTGGAACAACCACGGACTGCGATACTTGTCGTTTGAGTAAATGGCTAAACGATCAGTTACGATTTCATAAAATGATTCATTAATGCCATTTCCGGAACCCGACCAAAGACGGGTCCCGGCGAATGTTCCGTTATTAGTATTCTCTGTCTTGTCATGATTAGTCCCTAACACAATCATAGCAGCATTGGGATCTCTAAAATGTTCAGCGATAAAACCGCTCCGTGTCATTTTGAGAAATTGTGAAGAACTTGTTTCGTCTATTCTTCGAATTGTGCCTGTGTTTGAATACAGATTCAGTGTTCCATTGTCCAAATCAAAAATTGTTGATCCATTGTTTGCACTTAGCCTGCCGCCTTGTATTCGTTCTGCAGAGAAATCTATTGAAGCAAGTTGAGTGATAAAGGCTTTTTGGGCCATTAACTCCTTGATAAATGCCTGATTAGATACTAGCTTGTCAATCATTGCAGAATCAACCAACACTTTATCGGCCGTTACTGAGTTCGAAGCCAAGATCTGCGTAGTGACTGATCCAGCTTTCATGTGTCCGGTTTCCACGCTCTCGCTTGCAATATGTCGACCTAAAATAGATCCATCAACTACCATATCTCCATTGACCTTTATCAGTTTTGCGATCAAGGCAATTGCTTCTGGCTCCTGTACTAACAATGAGCTGATGGTTCGTCCATCAATACTTTTTCCAGTTCCAAATGAAATTCGGCCATCTGTGATATTGATATCCGTCTTTTTGAGCATATCGCCCAATTGGCTAGTGATTGTGGTAAATTGTCCATCTGCCGTCTGCTTATATTCTGCGATTTTAGAGGCTAGTCCATCAGCACTTGCCTCTAAAGCGGTGACCTTCTGCGTTAGCCCATTAGCAGTACGTTCAAAGCTGGCTTGTGCTTGTGTTACGACATATTCCTGATCCTCTGGGGCCGGAACCCAATCTGTTTCATTGGCTCCAACGGAAACAATCAAGTTCTTAATCTGTACGTTTCCACTTCCTTCGTCAAAGTTTAAACGATATTCAATGCTTATAATGTCTTCAGTGTTCCCTAAAGTGTAAGCTTTCCAAATCAAAGGCTCTGAATACTTTCCGGATTTTTTGCTAGAAACATCGATAAACGCTTTTCCCGTTGTAAGATTATTTATTGCAAAGTCCCACTGTAATTTACCATTTTTGTATCTGACTACCCTATTGATCCGAAATTTTTTTACAGTGTCTTCTGCTTGATAATCGAAAGACAGTCTTAGTTTTTGATCCGTTCCCCAGCCGTGAGAAGTTTTTGAAAATGTGTAAATTTTCGTACCATTCCCAGCGTTTGCAGGTTTGCCTGTGCCTAAAACGTAGTTTCTCAAACCTATGTTAGTAGTAAACTGTTCTTTCAATCCTTTTGCAGTTTGCTCAACATAAGAGCGATCTGCTTTGCCGTCAGAGACTTTTATCAAGTCAGCAATGGATTTGTCCGTCTCGGTTTTGTATCGGGCTTGTTCCCCTTGAATGTTAAATAATTGAGTCGAAAAATCAACGTTAAGATTTTCAACGATCCCTTTGATCTCTTCGCCGTTTGTTTTTAACAATTCAGCAGTAGATTTGATCTGGTCCATTTCTACAGTGATATCACCGTATTTAGCGTTAAATTCTTCCTTGATCTCATTCTTATTGGCCGTGTTGGCTTCTGATATCTTTTGATCGACGGAACTGGAAATTTCTTGCTTGATTACTTCAGCTTGCGCTTTGGCTTGTTCGATTCCGTCCGTGATTTTATGTTCTAGCTCTTTTGATTGCTTGTCATATTCGGCATTGGCATTATCTACAAGCTTCTGCACTTTTGCTTCATATTCTGCATCAAACGACTTCATTTTTTTGTCAACAGAATCATTGACCATTCCTGAAATCGATTCTGCTAAAGTTCTAGCAACTTCGCCGAAGCCAATGCTAACGAGTTTGATGCTCATTGGATTGAACTTGTATTTCGTGATTTTTTTACGCAAATCGACATCATAGTCCTCATGGAAGACGCTCACGATATCAAACATGTGTACTGGTTGATCTGCCTGGCCTACAACATCAATCTCAAAACTTTCTTCGATCATGTCGCACAGTGTCTCACGAAAATAGCGCTTGCCGTAATCCTCAAGTGTTTTTTGATCCACTACATCCTGATCTTGCACTTCCATATCCGCTTCGTAGATATGTTTGTATTTGTTAATCAGTGGGCTATCAATGGTCACGGTTAGGGTCTGATCTTTCTTTCCTTCCTCATGAGCTTCGATAACCTTTTTAAAATGTATCCTTGTTCTTAGTTCTTTAGTAGATTTTGACTCCTGGAACGACTTCATGTTTTTCTTGTATGCAAACAATGATTCGTTTTCGATTCCACCATGCTCCAGCAATCGAACACTGTACTTGTCGCGGACAAGATCTCCACCCCACTGTCCAACGATAGAGTGCTTGTCTTTAGCCAAGGCTTCCATCGCTGAGATATCTTTAAGATTGAGGGTGTGTTTTGACATCACATCAGAAAAAAACGTAAATGGTGTTTCTCGTTTAAACCCGGCAACAAGCGCATTCATCACGGTTGCTCCATTCACTCGGTCAACATTGATCTTGTTGATAGAATACCCATTGAGTAATGTCGCTACTTGATTAGCATATACAGTTACATATCCGTGTTGCTTCTCGACTTCAAAGATAGTGAAGTACTGCTCTCCATGCAAGTCATCAGCAACTAGTTCTGTTTCCGGAGTTAACAATGCCCATTTTGGATCTGAGGTTGGAAATTTAAAGGTAAGCTGATAGGTGCTGTTAGCTTCCTGGACGATTTCGGAGCTAAAAGCTTCGTTAAGAGGGAAGTTTCCCTCTTGTAGATAAATCATACTTTATACCTCCAATTCCCTTTTATTGTGATTTTTGAGACGGTACCTGAAACTGCAATACCAGACGTACCTGAAGCAATTTCGAAGAAACCGCCTCTTTTTCTCAATGTGTTTTTCAGATTTCCATTTTTGTCATAGACATTTTGTTTTTTGTGACGACAATCAATTGTTGCTTTCGTATCAATCGAAAGTTGCATGGTTTGTTTCCCGATAGTGAGAGAGACATCTCCATTTCCTTCGATTGTAATGATAGGTTCAGAATATACCGTTCCGGGGTTGTTTACTGTACCGTTACCTGCCAAAGTGACTACGGCATCATTATTTAAGTAACGGAATGGATGCATCTTTAACTTAATTTCTAAACTCCAAGCATGCAAGCCATTTTGTTTAAAGGATGCGCTCTGAAAGTCAGCATAAAAAATAGAGCCTTGTCTATGACCAAACTCTATTTTATTTTCTTCTGGCTTAAATTGATTCACAATCATTTCAATTTCGCTTGTATCAACAACGTATAAACTTACCGTTTTGTCGTATCCGTCATACGCTCCATCATATAGATTGTAATCTCCGTTGGCTCCATAAATTGTATTTGATTCAGCTCGTGGTGTGGCTGACTGGTCTTCTCCGAAATCTGTCACATAGCAGTTTGGGATTGATCCAGTGTCGAATCCATTTATAATCATGTTAAACATTAGATTCCCTCCCTTGCCATGATTTTAGAATATCTTTGATAGCTGTTTTGCGCTAAGACATCACCGTCCAGATAGGTTTCTGATGGTTTTTCAAGGATAGCAGTAAGGATCTTTTCTAAACTTGATCTCAGAATTGCGATCTCAGCAACAATATTTTCACCAGTGTAGCTATTTTCACTAGATTTATTAAGGAATGCGAATTGCTTACTAGCATCTTGCATTTCTCGCAAAAATTTAGCATCTTCTGGAATACCAACACCGGTTGCGTATTTTGGAAAACCAAGATTTTTCATCAATCTCTTGGTCCTATCAGCTCGCAATACTTTTGAACCACGAGGCAAATCTAGGACAACATCCCGTCCGTCTGGAATAAAGGAACTTCCGTCTGGTAGAGTCACCATTTCTTTATAAACTGGATTTCGCTGGTCATTAACCATTGCCAGTCCGCCTCCATGGTAATTTGTACCGTGTGCATGTCTTGAAATTTCCTGCCTAATTGTCGTGATTACGGTTGTCCAAGATGTCGGGATGGACATGATCGCGCCTTTAGCAACCATGGCTCCGATCTGTGCTCCTGAAGCATCCGCGGTGATTATTTTTGTAGGTGACGGTGTCGCGTTCCAAGCATTTTGAGTGCTTATTGCTTGTCGAGCGGCAGTGATCGCACCAGTTGGATCGCCAAGTTGTGGTTTAACAGGGCTTGGTGTATTATTCCATTCTTGCTGTTTATTGATAGCCTGTTGCGCGCCATTTGTCGCATTGCTAGGATCGACTGTTAACGGCTTAGTCGGTACGGAAAATCCGTTATATAATCCAAGGCTACTCATCGCTTGGTTAGTCCCAAGAGTCACTCCGTCTGGAGTTGCGATCAAGTCTGTTTTATGATCAGTCGGCAGCGTTAAGATGCTAGACATCGCACTAGCGATTGCGCTCTTTGTCTTGTCTTCTGCATCTAGATTAACTACGTGAGCCATGCCAGTGAGAGAATCAACCGCTAGTCGTACACGTTCAGCTTTATCACTCACAGCATCTTTCAAGATCAGCTCTTTTTGCTCTGGTGTGAGTGTGTTCCAGCGTTCAATGATCGCTGTAGCACGTTCGCCAGATGAAAGGAAGTCAGTATTCTTCATCAAGAGTTCTTTGACTTCTGCTGGCATAGCGTTATATTGTTCAAGCAAGGTCTTACTGTCAAGGACGGCTTTCATCCCTTGATTGTTACCAACAACTAACTCTTTTTCTTGAGGGGTTAGACTTTCCCATTTGCCTACCTCAACCAATGCCTGGCCAATTGTCATCTTGGCATTCGTTTCAAGATTGGCATGCTTGAGGATAAATTGCATGTTTTCCCAACCGTTTTCTGCCTGTAATGCTTTTGTGACTTCTTCTTGAGCATTGGTTTTTACTGACGCTGTCTTCGGATCCCAGATAAGGCTTTTCCATATTAGGTTGGCCTCTTTCGTTTCTTTAGACATATTTATAGTATCTTTTGCAACCATACCGGAAGAACGTCCAATGACGTCGGCAAATTGATCAGCTTTAGCCATCAACTTATCATAATCAAGCCCCAACTCTGCCCACTCTTTGCGCATCTGGTTGAAATACATTTGCCGTTGACGATCATCTCCAAAATTAAGAGGAACTTTTTCGCTCCATTTTTTTTGAAGAGCTGCATATTCACGTCCAAAAGCGTCCATTTTAGCTTTGTGCTGTGCGTTCAACTTTTCCATTTCTTGATTGTATTCACTTTGGTTGTAGATACCTTTTTCGTGTGCATCTTTCAAAGCTTTTACTTGATCATTGTAAAGTTTCTGCTCCTCTTGTAACCATTTAGCAACAACACCAGTACCCTTGCGTAATTGCGTTTCGTTCAAATCATTGATCTGACCGTTCATCGCTTTCATTATCGCTGTCCGTTCATCCGCAGAGTATTTTTGAAGTTTAAGTTGCTCGTTGATAAATTGGTTTTCATAGTCGTAAATGACAGCTTGTTCTTCACGGGTTATATTTCTATGTTGATCGGCAGCGTTCTGATAAATCTGGATGATTTCATCCGTCATTGCTTGAATATTTTGTTTTTGCTGTTCAGCTTGTGCTGTTGCACGTTTGTGGTATTCCTCCGAAGCCCCTATTTTTTCGAGGTTTTTCTGGGTTTGTTGCAGATCCTTATCAATTGCTTTTTGAAGATCATCAGAAAGTCCTTGGACGCTCTTACGTACATTTTCAACTGCTTGAGCTCCACCTTTACCAAATCCAATCATGGCCTGATGGGCATCATCGACTTTAGCTTTTAACTTAGATAATTCTTCTGCTTGGACCTTGTTTACGGATGTCCCCCAGGTCCTCGTTCGCTCATCTGCATCTGCCATTTCTTTGGCTACTGCGGCAATCACACCGACAGCAACTCCACCTATCAGAACTCCCCAAGTGACAGGATTTCCAAGTAGTGCGATGCCTTTTGCTAATAAACCAGTAGAGGCAACTGCACCTTCTGCAGCAGTGCTTGTTGCTGTGATCCCAGTTGTTGCGGTCTTAAATGCAGAAGATAGGCTGTTGCCTTCCTTAAACAATTGAAATGTCCTGCCTAAAACAGTTAATCCCCCTCCAAGCTTCCCAATGCCTTGAGTTAGGAACCCAATACCTTTTTTGACTCCACCAATTACTCCGATGAATTTCCCGAGGATAGATAAGGCTGGGCCTGCGCCTGCTGCAAGTAAGCCCCACTTAATAATGTTTTGCTGTTGAGCTTCGCTCATTTCGCTAAATGCTTTAGCCATATCTGCTAGCTTTTGTATCCATGGTTTTGCAGCTTGCAGCCCTGAATTCATTGCTTTCAAAAGTGGCCCACCAAATTCAATTGCCAAATCTGTAATTTGATTTTTAAAGATTTTCAATTGAGATTCCGTGGTTTCATAGCGTTTTTTTGCTTCGTTGGTAAGCGCTGTATTTTCTTTCCAGGCTCCATTTGCCGTTTTCAGAGCTCGTGACAACAAGTCCCCGGCTCCAGCCATACGTTGCATTGTGTCAACTTCCTGTGTTGATTTAATACCAAGCTCTTTCAAAGTTTGAGTTACATCCCCACCGGATTCTTTGACTTTTTTCAATCCGTCTAAAAAGGCTAATAATGCAATTTGAGGCTCTGTTTTCCACTCATGGGCGAAGTCTTTCGCGCTCATTCCAGAAACTTTCGCAAACAATTCTAATTTTTTACCGCCAGAAAGCACTTGTGTGTTAATTTTTTGCATAACACGTGAAAATGAGCTTCCCCCTGCTTCTGCGTTGATACCAACCGAACTCATGGCAGTAGCTACTGCCATAATTTGTGGTTCTGTCAATCCTACTAGATGTCCTGTACCAGCTAGACGTAAGCCCATTTCCATAATCTCAGATTCAGTTGTCGCGAAATTATTTCCGAGGTCAACAATGGTCGATCCTAATCGTCTAAATTCTGATTGTGGCATCTGCACGATGTTCGCAAATCGTGCCATTGCAGTAGCAGCTTCATCTGCTGTCATGTTAGTCGATTCGCCAAGGTCAATCATGGTTTTGGAAAAATCGACAATATTCTGTTTCTTAATCCCCAACTGACCGGCAGATTCGGCTACTCTTGCGATGTCTGCTGCGCTTGCTGGCATTGTTTTAGATGCTTCCCGGATAGCGTTTGACATCTTTTTGTATTCGCCCTCGGTAGCGTCAACTGTTTTTCTGACTCCAGCGAAAGCCGACTCATAATCAACGGCGGCCTTTACCGCAAATCCTGCACTTGCAAGTAATGGTGCTGTTACCCCTTTGGTTAAGGTTCCTCCAAAGTCAGAGACTTTCTTCCCGAATTGTTGGATGTGGTCTCCGCTTTTAACAAGGTTCTTCCCAAAGTTTTCCATTTTTCCGAAAAAGCTATTTTCACGTCCTACGGCTTTCAAGGCTTGTTCGACTTTATAAAGTTGTCCTTCCATTGCTGATAATTTTGCGTTTTCTCTCTCGATATCAGCAGCAGCTTTATCAAATTTAGCCGAACCAGGATCAAGCTTGTCGAAGTTTTGCTTCATTTGATCGAGTACTTTTTTTTGCGCTTCAATAGCCTGTCCTAAAGACTTGTATTTCGCTTTGAGGAGTTCTGTACTCTTGCCATTGTTTTTCAGTGTGCTGTCGAGTGCTTTGACATTGTTTTGAAAATACTTCACAGCATTCTTAGCACTTGTTAAGCTAGGATTGAACTTTGACACGTCCAGCCCTAGTTCGATATACATTTGTCCTAGTGGCGTTCCACCTGCCATTTTTCCTCCTTGTACAAACAAAAAAGCCCAAAGGGGCTTTATGCTTCCATTTCTCCAAAAATGTCAGCCAGATCTAAAGATGCATTCTCGGTTTGATCTTTATCAAGATCAATTATTCCAATCAGATCTTCCCAGCTTAATTCCATCACATCGTGGACATTCATATTATATGGTCCATCGGAGACTTCCTTGACAAATTTGTAAAAACGTTTTAATGCGTTCTTTGGATCTATTTTTTCCCCTTTGGGTCCACATCACCCACGAGATGAGCGTAGATCTCTGTAAATACATCAATGATTTTAGCAAAATCAGTGTGTTCCAACAGTTGCTCTACTGTCACATCTTCAAACAGTGATGCGATAAAAGCTAGTTGTTGATCTAATTTCTCGACTTCTGTCTTGTCAGATGTGAGTGAGTCATTTAACACAAGATAGTCACGGTAGTCACGAGTAGTAATCTCTTTACTTGAGTGAACTACATCTTCACCGTCTTTGTTTTTCATAATAAATGTAATTTTTGCCATTTTCATTTCCTCTCAAAAAATAAAAAGCACCTTTGTTGGTGCCTTTTCTATTTAGTCCAAGTACTGCCTCCAAATTCAATTTTATTGACATCATTATCCGAATGGTCGTTATCCATCGCATAAAATATAGCTATGGTTGCCTCTTTTCCGGCTTGTATGACGACACTTTTATCCGATTGAACAGAAACGGTATCATCGTTAGACATAACGGAATCATAAGCAAGATAATTGCCTTTGTCATCGCTCGCAAGGAATTTACCTGGATTGAATTCAATATTCGATGAGTCGTTATTTTTTATAGTCAGTGTTGCCGTTACTGGGATGAAACTTTTAGAGTCATGGTTCATAGCAAGCATTCCGGAAGTTTGTTTTTTCGGTTCGCTGACGGCAATTAGAGTTTTGTCAAAAATTGCTTCGTTGCCAAATTTATAATTAACCGGATGATTTAGATCATACACAAAATTAGTCGCTTCCAAGAATAAATCATGGTCTGCGTTTGACACAAATGTAGAAAGTTTGTCTTTTATTTTAGTGGCCATGTCTTTATCTTCTTTTACACTCGCTAATTCCTTTTGTACCTTGGATAATTGGCTGTTAGAATTCACTAGCATGAAAGCTAGAATGATTGAAACCAAAGTGATCATAATTGTTAATGTCAATAAAACTGTATTTTTCTTATTTTTCATAATGAAACCTCCACAACTTATTATATCAATAATTGTAAAGGTTTACAACGATCTAAAGATAAATAAAGGGGCTGGATGCCCCAATTATTATCCCGCTGCTACCATACCAAGTTTTGCTTTCAATTTCTTGATTTTTGCTTCATCGCTACCGAAGTACATTGTTCCATACTTGTTCTTGGTTTGCTCATTAGTACTTGCGCCTGCAGCAAATGATACATCTGTTGTAGCAAGCTCATCAGCTTTATCTTTGATCGTATTAAGATCAATTGCATCCATTGACAGATTTCCTTTGTAAAATCCGTAGTAAGCTCCGCTACCATCTGCTGTGTTTGATTCGAGCAAGATTGCAACGTCTTTCGAAACTGTATCGGCTCCAAAATCGAGGATGTCGTCATCGTTTTCGTACCCGAGGGCTTTAACATAAAGCGCAACTGGAATATCCAAAAGTCCGAGATCCACCTTAACATCTCCAACACCACGATTGTTTACATGATAAGCGATGTTGCTTCCAAATGTTTTTGTAGGGTCAACGGCAAGTCCAGAGATTTTAGCTGTTTGAGTCGCACCTTCACCCTTCTTACCTTGGATGACAAATAGGTTATCTCCTTCTGTTGGAGTTTCTGCTCCGTCCAAAATGCGCACTGTCAAGCTTTTAAAACCGACTGTCGCAGTACCTTGTTTTTGTAGTGTCATATTAAATTTCCTTTCTAATAGTCGTCATACAGCTTGCTTTTACCTTTATAGGTTCTGGCATCTGCATAACGTTTAATTTCAGGGATCCATTCATCTAGACCCCCAGCAATTTGGTAGAATCCTTGCGATTCCATCACCTTTTCGACTTGTCCTTGCAATTTTTTGCACTCAATTCGATTCGTCGATTCGACATTGATCTGATAAAGAAATGTTTTTGAAAAGCTTGTATTACTTCCCTGGTCACTTTGTGTAGGTGGCCCCAATGGAATAATAACAATACTCGTCTGATTTGTTTTTAAGGTTTCAGGGCGCTCAAATGATTTGATAGTGACTTTTGAAAGTTCCTCATCGCTCATCAGAGCCTCATATATTTCTGACATCTTATCTTTAATCATCCAAGCCCTTCTCCTTTCAATTTAGTTGCTAACCTGTATTTAAATTTTTCTTTGTTGGCTTCTGAAAATCTTCGGATAACACCGAATCCTCTTGGATGGGCCTTTTTGGCATATCCGAATTCATTCAAATGCTCCAACCGCCAACGTGATCCAGCACCAAAACCAAGCTTAACCGTTGGCACTCCTTCAAAAGCACCCGTCACATTTCCGACTGTTGCGCTCTCAATTGTTTCTCCGGTATCTTTAAAAACTTGTAGGGCGACTTTAAAGTCTTCAAGTGTTTCAGTTGCTGCGCCTTTCAAGGCCCTGTTTGCAGACCTTCTCACTTTCGCATCACCAAGTTTTGCCTCTAAATTCCGGACGACTTCATCGAAGCCTCTTAATGTAGCACCACTAGTCATTTGGCCCACCAATAACAACAATCAAATAATCACGGTTGTCATAATCGGGGCGAACGTCAATGATCTGCCATTTTTTATTTTCTAATCGGGGATCATTCACTTGTACGAAATGCTTATTATCAGGTTGATAGCTTGTTAAGGGATCTCTTATTTTTAAGGTCATCTTTGCAGTCATTGATTTTCCTGTTGAAATTTCGATATCCTTTAAACTAGGTGAGTAGATTTTTGCGAATGTATAAAATACTTTCTCAAAGCTCACATCCCTGCCATCTAATCCTTCAAGTACTTTTGAGTTATAAAACTCTACTGGAGTTCTTAATTCGCTTGTATTGGTTTCTGGTTTCTTGTATTTAAATTCAGGTTTATTCATCTTCCACAGCTACATCTTCGTTTGGATTGTCCGAAGCTACTAAATCATATTCTTTTACAAAATCAGGTAATTTCTTCATCAATTCGTTTTTTCGATCATCATCAACTTCAAAGACATCGCCAGCATGTCGGACGACATTTTCTTTGAAATCAAAAAAATCTTGAATTACTTCCAGCAATCTATTCCTCCTTACAGGTAATTTTTTAACGATAATTCAAGGATTTCTCCCTGAAAATTCGTAAAGAAAAATTCAACTTGATCATTATAGAGATATCTTGCACGTTCCAAGACTAACTCTTCTGCACGACTATCTGATAGATCAAAAAAACCCGTCAAGTCAAGAATTGCCTGTTCAGATGATGCCAACATACGTGATAGATTCTCATCTTCAGCGTCATGAAAGATTTTCATCCGGTCCTTAAATGTTCCTAGAAGCGGATGAAGTTTTTTAGTTTCTTCCATTCGGTGTCACCACCTATTATTTAATTTTCAATTCCCAAACAGCAGCAGTCTTTTCGTCGTGAGCCTTACCATAAGCGAATTGTTTAGCAGTGTAGAGGTTCAAGTCTTCAAGAGCGTAAGTCTCAGTGAAGCGACCAAACTCGATTCCACCACCTACGAATGCATCGTAACGACCTTTGACAAATGTAGTCACTTTACCAGCGGTTTGAGCAACTGACTCAACCAAGATCAAGTTGTACGGCATAGCTGTTACATACGTTCCTTGAGCGTTCAATGAAGTGTATTGTTTCTTAACATCCCATGCATCCGCTGGGTTGACCACCATCACGACATTTCCTTCAACTGCCACTGGATTGCCGTCAGATTTAACAGAGTGATGTTTGTACACCACAGTCAATTCTTTGACAACTGTCGCAGAGTCCGCAAATGTAAGCTTCGCAGTTTCAACAGCTTTTTCTGCATAAGTTGTTTTACCACCAGACGCAGTACCTGTGAGAGTACGAGAGAGACCGATTGGTTTATCGTCTCCGTCACCGTTCAAGAAGGCAGCTTCCAAAGCAGCAGCAAACGCTTCTGTGATTTGAGCAGAAACAAATGATTGCAACCAGGCAGGTCCGAATTTTTCAGAATCTTTAGGGATGACTACAAATGCTGTTAATTTGTTTTGAATCGCTTCTTCTTCGTTGAAGGCTTGTTTTAATTGACCTTGAATTTCCCCATTGATCTTACCCCAAAGAGCTGTACCAGTTTGGGTTGATTTAAGGAATTTAAGGCGGATGCCAGCGTTTCGCAATCCGATGTGTTGCAAGAGCGGGCGAGATTTTACCATATCATCAAAGATACGGTCGATAGTTTCTTGTGGGAAGAGTTTTTCTACTCCAACAGGGGCAGTTTTGTCGATGTCGTTGAAGAATTCACGAGCTTCTGCTGACATTTTTGCATCATAAGGATTCATTTGCGAAACTTCCTCATGAGCGGCATTGCGAGCTTGTTTCATCATCTCATTGGTCATCGACTCGATCATTTCATTATAGAGCTTCGCTTGTTCTTCTTGAGGTGCACCATTTGTTACAGCGTTCAAAAAGTTCTGGCGAATTTCATTGAATTTGTTTGATAATTGCATTGTCATTAGTATTTTTCCTTTCTAAAATGCAAAAAGACCGAACCCTTTCGGTACAGCCTTGTTTGTGTTATTTTCGCTACTTTCTGGAAAATTGAATTTTTTCTGTACAAATTCGCTATTTTCAAAAGTCTCTTTTGCGATTTGTCGAGCTTCTAGCTTATTAGCTACCAGCTCAGCGATTTTATCAACATCAGGAGTCATTGCTGACTTCATTTTTTCAATAAAATCATGTGGAATCATTGGAGTTTCGCTTGCAGCAAACGTAGGAGCGATTTCTTCAGCAAACATGATCTTATCAGCAAATCCTTGATTCACTGCTGATTCAGCATCGAACCAGGTTGTCTTATCCATCAGACTTAATAAATCATCTAATGCTTTTCCTGTTTTATAGATATAAGCATTTGCGATTGATTTGTTAAATCCTTCAAGTACTTCAGCTTCATGCAGTAGAGCATTATGATCTCCGCTAACGTTTGATGATACGTTGTGAATCATGATTTGGGCAGTAGGGCTAATCTCCACCTCATCACCAGCCATCGCGATAACGCTTGCCGCACTTGCAGCAATGCCCACGATCTTAACAACTACTTTCCCCGAGTAGGACCGCAAGGCGGTGTAAATTTCGCTACCTGCATATACATCTCCTCCTCCTGAATTAATGTGAACTTCTATGTCCTCACCAGTTTCAGGAAGTGCTACGTTTTTAGGAGCTGTGTAGTCCCAGCCGAACCAATCATAAATCCAACTGTCATTGTTTGATACAATGGTTCCCTTAATCGGAATCACTTTCATCTTCTTTCTCACCTCCCTTCTCTACATCCTCACCAAGTTGATAGTTTTTGGTGATCAGAGGCTTGTCGCCCCACGGTACAGCTTCAAGACCAAGTTCCTCGCGAACCTCATTAATGAGCATAGACCCAGAAGAAATCAGCTTGTCAATACTTTGAGCAAGCGAGAATTTGTCCCTCTGACCTTCTCCGACAATGACAAGACGCTTGTTCCCCCTGTGCTCGCTTTTGCTTAGCAAAGCGAAGTTCAGGCCATCGCTCATCTTCTTAACAAGTGATTGATAGCAATAGCTATTAAACATCTTCTGGCTATTCTCTAAATTTGCCATATCTCCATGCATCAGCGCAGTAGGAATTCCTAAGATATCGGCCACTTCATCATCAAATTGCCGACGAAGTTTCTTCAACTCGTCTACAGAAATATTTGATGTACCTGTAGTGTTCGTTAACTCAGAATATTCCATTCCTTCTTGAGCTGGAACTATCGCAACCGTTTTGGTTGTAAACGACTTAAAAAGACCATCGGCATATCTCTGCATCTTCTCACGCTTTTTGTCGTCGAAGCTTGCATTTGTCCTTGTGCTAAGGACTCCACGGATTTGATTATTACGTGCTAGTGCTTCTACTAGACGGGTATGTAGTTTCTCGTAGTCGTTAAACAACTGAGTAAAATACTCTTGTAGCCGATTGTTGTTGTATTGCGAGAAAATAACTTCATTCATCTTGAATGATTTTTGGAAAGTATAACCCTGACAAGTCACAGCAGTGAATGTATCATCATACACAGCATACTTTTGACGAATGTACGAGTCTGCAATCAATAACTGATCATCATTCGACAGAAAGATTAGCACTTCATTCTTGGTCAATAAGCGATAGATAGCTTTTTGCCAAAATTCAGAAGCTGATTCATTATTGTTGGGCCTAACATTTAGCAGATAATCCCAATCAGTAGCCTTCTTCTTTCCGTTCTCGATGAACTTGAACTCAGACCTTGCAAAGATGCGGGCCACAAATTCAGCAGCCTTATCAATCGACAAGCTCTTTAGTTGCAGATTCCCAAAGATCCTCTCCAGCTCATCAAATTCAAAACTTGGTTCCGGAACTTCTCGCTTGAATAAATTTAGCCATCCCAAGGCACCTCCTCCTTTCTAAGATTTTATGCCTACCACCCACCCGGGGTTTCCCCTTATCGCTTAAAGAAAGATTTCTTAGAGCGTTTTAATTCTTTCTTGATTGACCCAAACTCTTTATTTGTTTGTTCAACATTTTTGGCACAAATCTCTTCATGCCGTTTTAAAGCTTGATTCAAAGTATTCAATTCGGATTTGAGATCACCAACTTTATTTAATAAGTGCATGTTTTCCGCACTTAATACAACCAACTCACATTCGAACTCATGGATCTTTCGTTCGAGCATTTGTTTCTTCTTAATACGTTTGTTCATTTTGTTGTCCTTTCTAAAATTCCCAATCTTCGATCACATCAAGAAAGTCTCCAACAGTACTCTCCTGAATTATTTCTCTCTTATAGAGAGCAGCAATAAAGGCATGGAAGCCGTCAGTCTTTCGTCTCAACGGTTCCTTTTTCAAAAATCTCTTGTTTCCGTCTTTGTCTTCTTTGACAAAGGTATTATCGGTATACCAGAGCATTGATCTGTCGTTTTCAAAAATGAATCTCTCGTTCGCAAATCCATCTTCAATGATTGGAGCTACTTTTGACTGTATCGCTCCTGGATTTCGCAAGAATTCATATTCAAAATCAGCTTCTTCCAACAATGGTTTCAGCAGATCCATTCGAAATCCATCGGCACAGACAATTTCGATATTGTACAGCTTGCGCCACTGAATCAATTTATCAACAAGTAATCTTGGATCTATACTTGGACCGTCTACGATAGTGAAGAGCCCTTGCTCCTGCCATTCACGGATTGGAGCCTTGATCTTAAACATATCCAAAAATTGTTTTCTTGCAAAACTGTGTTGCTTCCAGATGAACTCATCGCCATTTTTAAAGAGTAGTCCCACACTTGCAAAGTCTCTGATGCTTGCGTAGTCAAAACCAGCGACACAAGATCTTCCTGAGAGATCTATGCCAGGGCTTCTCAATGCAGCCATTAACTTTTCACGAGTGGTCACATCTTTTTCAATGTCTGCTTCCGGCAGGTTCATCCGTTTTGTCATAAACTCTTGCCTGCCTGACGGTTCTAATTCCAAATCGTCATAGTCAGCCTTCGTTCTGGCAAGCAGACGTTTAGCGTAAGGAGTTGTCTCGTCCAGCATAGGATTTGCTTTTGGCCAGTTGCTCATATCGTCCACTTCTTCCGGATCATCCAACTTGCAGATAAACGGAAATAAGCGGAACTCATCAAGTTCACCGTTCAAGATTTTCATCGACTTCTCAATCAGCTTGTCATAAAAACCTTCACGGACATGCCCGTTGGTACCGTTGTAGAAGGTGCGAGCATGGGCAATCTTACCAAGCCCTGACCGCTGGATTTTAACAGCAGAGTCATTCTCAAACTGGTGAATCTCATCAAATTCGAGACAGCCATCACGAGCCGAGTCCATTGTCTTTGGGTTATTTGTCCGATAAGAAAAGACCGAGTTATTCCCTCGGCCTGTAATAGACATCTTTGTCAAATAGTAATGGTCTTCCAACCCTCTTCGCTGGACAGTCTCATAAACTTCCTCAAACGAGACCTTGCCTTGCTTCTCAGAGTTAGCTGTGATAGTAACATCGTAATCTCTGACAGGATAGAGAGGACTGATGAAGAATGCGTCCCGGCTGGACATAAAACCATTCTTTCCTCCCCCACGAGCAAGGGTCAGCAATATTTCATCAAATTGAGGTTCGCCATCTTCTTTCCGAAAAAGAAAGATAAATGGCGTGATGAACTTTTGATACTTAGCCAGTGGAAAGAAATTCTTCTCGGTGAACTGGATATATTTCTCAATCAAATCATTGTCAAAATATAAATCATCCCTCGGATAGATTTTTTCTTTGATGATTTTGAATAAGAGTGAGCGTTCTTTGTTGACTTTGATTTTTCCTGATTCGGCAAGTTCGATGTATTCATCAATCAGAGGATGAGAAATCACAACAGATCACTTCCGTCCGATGGTGGTTTCTTCTCGACTGGTGAATTTTCAACCTCAAAGTCAAATGATCGCTCAATCGCTAGTAGCTGATTGCTGGTTGTATTGATTTCTTTGATTAACGAGTTCGCTTTTTGAAATCTTTGCTGACCGTTATGGACGGTGACGACTAATCCATCTTGTTTGAGTCGTTCTTTCAACTCATACAGTAAACGGACAAGATAGAGATAGCGATGAACTTTCTCATACTGAATCGCATCTTTCTTTCGTGTGCTGAAATTGCCAATTTTGGAAAGTAACTGATTTTCCAATTCTTTTATATTTTTTTCTGAGTATTCTTCCATGAGCCCCCTCCCCCTTAAAAAATAGTGCTTTGCATTTGGACAATCGACCCCTCCCACCGGTTCCCAGAGACCGATTTTTTTCGATTTTTTTTCGACCGGGGGGTCTTTGAATTTTTCAAAATTTTAAATTTTCATCCCCACCATTCGTCCGAACGAAAATTTTTATTTTGCAGTTTGGATGATTTGCGAAATTGAAAGCGATGATGTCGCTTGTTATGACACTCTTTGCACAGAGTACGAAGGTTGTCGATATCTAAAGCAAACTCTGGATAATATTCAAGCTCTTTAATGTGATCGACTTCGAGATTGTCTGTCGTTACCTTGCCCTCATCTCGACACCAAACACATTCAAAGTGATCTCGACTCATTGCTTCGAGTCTTAATTGTCTCCATGATCTTGAAAGATAAAACTCTCTGCGACTTTCTCTTGTCGAAACATCTACTTTCAATTCTTAAATCCTCTGTAACATTTCATACTTTCAATTATCTATTTCTGAAATTCATTATATTATTTCTGAAAACTATGTTGTTTTTCTCTCTTGAATTAGACATATCTTATATTCTGTCTGATTCATCTCGACTTAAAAAAGCCAGTAAAATAAATGAATAGCAGGTAACTAATAAAACTAATTAGCGTTTTACTCGTTGTGTCTAATTGATAACTATAAATCAAAATTAGACATGGCTTTATCTCGTTGATCTTGTCTAATTCCAATGTACCTCAGCGTGATCGCAGGAGATGAATGATTAAATAGATCCATGAGCATTGCCACGTCTTTGTATTTTTTATAGTAATGATACCCAAATGTTTTCCTCATCGAATGAGTTCCGATGTTTTCAATACCACATTCGATAGCAGCTGTTTTTAATATCCAGTCTACTGTTCTTCTATCGAGCGGTTTGTTTTTTCCAATACGACTTTGAAACAAGTAATAATGTAGTGGCATGTCTTTGATATATTCTCTGACTTCCTTTTTCAAAGTCTTTGTCATCTTGATCTGCTTCTGCTTACCAGTCTTCTGCTCTTTTAACTTGATATGCCATCCTTGAACATCTTTCACTCGTATCCTCAAGATGTCTCCTACACGCAATCCGGAATTGATGCCAAATAAAAAGAGCAAGTAATTTCGCTCATTCCATTCACGTAGATATTCCTTCATTGCCTGAATATCGTCTTTGTCACGAATAGGATCCACAATGTTCACAGTGTCACCTCCTTCCTAGGTAAAATAAAAAGCCAGTAAATACTGACTTGATTTTATTAAGAGCTCAGGAATCGAACCTGAAACCAATTGATTCGAAATCAATCGCTCTCCCGTTGAGCTAGCTCCTAACCAATATAGTGCAAAAAGATGCCCAAGAGAAAAAGGTAAGTTAACCTTACCCTCAATCTCTTGATGTTACTATTTTATCACCTTATTTTTGATTTTTTTCCACGATTTTGAGCTATTTTTTAAGATTTTTCCACGCTAATGTTAAATTTTTTATTAAGCGATAGTTCATAGATCTTTGTTTCAAGATTTTTAAAGAATGGCTCTATCACTTTTTTGTATGCAAAAGACTTACTACAATGCAGATATTTAATGGACGCTCCTTCAACAGTCAATGTATTATCGATGTATACTTCTTTGATCGCCGACCATTCTTGCGTTGGTGTTGATTCTTTCACTTCGGCGATTGCCTTTTTCAACAAATCAAGACGATGCAACTCTGGATCTGATTCTTTTTTGATAATATCGGCCAGCGCTTTAGGTGTCATCATTGTCCCTTTTGTAATTGTACTATTGGAATCAGATGGTTTCCACGGTGTCTCAATTTCTTCGAGACGACTAGCAATCTCTTTCTCAAACGGATATTGATTTAACGCTGATATTAAATAACCATACCTACCTCTAATGCTCATTAACTTCCTCCAAATCTTCTTCTTTGACCCAATTTCCATTCACCCACTGGCCCTTTCGGTCCTTAATTTCGTTGTAGGCAATTGATAGACATTCCTCAAATCCATATCCCAGCAACACCGAAATACGTCCAAGATGCGCAAGTATCCGTTTTAAGTTAAACTCTACATTGATCTTATCTAAAAAGTCTTTCGATAAAAACAGTTCCGATGCATAAAAGAAAATCATTGTTATAGCTTTATCGATATTCTCTTCCAACGTTTTGTCATCCGAGAACAAAACATTCTCTGGTTCGATTTCTAACATCATTGATAAACCAATCAATACGACAGTTGCATCTCCTATGCTATCTTTCGTTAGATCCTTTTTATTTTTCAAGAATCCCGAAGATAATTCTCCACCCTCTTCGAATAACTTTAATATTTGCTTGTCTGGACTACCTTGCTCCACACGCCTTGCTATGAACCATTCTTTTGTTAAATGTAATAACTCTTTTAGTTTTGGAGTAGCTTTCAATTTGCTACCTCCTTTTGAAAAATCTCAACCATTCCAGTTAAGGTGGATCTGTAAGCTTGTGCTTCATGCAATGTTTTAAACTCTTTATCTTTAGACTTAGCTGGATGTGATCCGGCCCAGGGACTGTGACCCATATATTTTCTGACAACATATACCTTCATACTTCTTAATTTCCTCTTTTCTTCAGTATGTTCATTCGTCACCCTCACGATAGATAAGTAGACATTCGCGATCATTGAATGGAACGCAATCCACTACACGTTGATTCACTTTATATTCCACCGCCTCAATCTTAATGTTAGGATTCTCTTCAAAGAATGTATTCATTTGTTCTACGATAGAGATATCACTAAATGCCCATGCGATAAATAATTTTGATTTCATATTATCCACCCACTCCATTCAACTCAGCCACCTCTTTCAACTCTTCTGCCCGTTGTCTCTCACGCATCTGATACTCACTGTTTAATTTATTTAAAATCACATCCTGCGCATTATTCTTCTCTGCTAGTCGCTGGATAGATAGCTCGTGCTCTTGTACCGTCCATTCGAGATCATGACATTTAGTATTTAACTCATTGATCCGCGAATTTAAGTTAACGCACATAATCATAAATACCAGCGATACTGATGCGAGGATTGTATAAAATATTTTATTCATTATTTCTCCTTATCGATGTTTTAACACGATTACTCGCTTGATTTCTTTGCACGGAAATAGAAGTTCTCCCCCATTTTTCAAGTATTCCCAGTTGTCATCTTCGAGATTTATCGTGACGGTCTCGTATTCTTTGTTATTGACTTGTACCATTCTTTTGTCCCAAATCATTGGATACCTTCCCTAAGTTGCATAACCGGTTGTTTTGTTTCTCCTGTGAATCGATTTCTTTTAACTTTCGATTCAAGATAACTATCATCACCGAAGCATACTAGAGTTGTTTCTTCCTCCCATTGGTTCTTTGTATATGGATATCTGTTTGGTCGTGTCATTCTGTTGCCTCTCAATCTTTATTTTTTTTTAATAACATATAAATAATTACTGTCCAATATGAAGTCCACATAAGACTTGATAAGGATTTAAGAAACTGTACTACTGTCATTCTGTTACCTCCTCGACTTTTTTTAGCAATCTTGTAAATCAAAATATTCCATCAGCTTGTCCTGCAATTCTCTTAGAGTCGAGCATTGTTCAAGAAAATCAGATATGTCGTTTATCGTGTCTTCTTTATTTAATGTATTTTCTGCAACTGCATCAGCTACCCATTTTGGATGTGTCCCAGCATAAGAAAATTCATCCTGTGGTAACAACTCAAGCAACGCTTCATAGCGCTCCTCAAGAGCAATTAAAGAACCAAAGGCATCTATGTAGTCAGTATCTGCTTTCTTGCTTTCAAAGACTTCTGGCTGATTTTGTTTCACAATTTCCGCATAGATAGCAGACCATTCTTTTTCTGAAAAACGTGATTTTTCAACCAATGCACCATACTCTATTTCTTTACCGTTTACTGTTACTTTGTAATTCATTCCTTTACCTCACTTGTGATTCTATTTCTTTCAACTTTCAATTCAAAACAACTTTCATCACCCAAAAATACTAGAGTTGTTTCTTCCTCCCACTGGCTTCTCGTGTATGGATATCTGTTTGGTCGTTTCATCTTGCACCTCCTATGAAACTATTAACAATATTTTGCTGTTCAGTATCGATTATTTTATTTTTATAATTCAATATCGGAGCCATAACATCATTTACCAATGCAGGTTTCAAAATGATTTCATTTGTGTTCAAAAATCTTTTGCCATCGATTTTTATTTTTATATCACAGCCGTTAGCGATATGTTCAAGGTCGTTTTTGGATAAATATATTTCAAATCTACTCATCCTTCCACCTCCTCAAAATAACTATAAAATTTACTTAGGTTCACAATAGCGACCTCTTCAACGGAATATTTTTCGATATCAAAGTCTGGATCATTTTTCCCAAACTCTTTCTTTATGGCTTCTTCCGCTAAAAAAGGTAAAGCGAATATACTTGCTCCGTTTTTTAAGGCAAGCGCTCGACCGTGTTTATTTACTATTCGATACCTTATATCAAACGGTCTGATTTCCCTTGGGATTTTTATGCATTTACTTTGATTCTTCATTCCTTCTTCAAGCGTTTGTATCATCACTCCACCTCCTCGACTTCAAACAACGAAATAAGCTTCAGACTTTCTCTTTTGTACTCTTCAAGCCTATTTTTTGCTTTTTCAAACATTATCGGATCTTTTTCAAATCCTACGTATTCAAACCCTGCTTCTTCAAATGCTATAAGACTACTAGCAGATCCTACGTGAGTATCTAGTATTTTATCCCCTTTTCTAGCATACTTCTGGACTAACCAACGATAGAGGTTTATCGGTTTTTGCGTCGGGTGAATTCTGATTTCATTTAATTTTTTATTTCCTTGCTGAATATGTCCCTCCGAAATTGATTTACCTTGCATCATACCATTCCACATATAGCGAAATAGTCGCGTACTATCATGTAAACTGCAGTATGCTAGCTCACAATCTGAAAAACTTGACTGACCATTAACTTTATCCCAAACGATACGGCCAGAACCAAAAGAATAATCAAAGTAGTTCACACCCCAAATGATCTGATTTTTAGAAACTCTTAAAAGTTCATCAAAATATTCTTTGCCTGGCACTTCCCACGTAGAGAGCTCTTCATATAGTCTTTCAACACCTATCGGACTGTTTTTTCGCCCATAATACCTTCTTTTTTCAGGCCCAGAAAAATAAGGCGGGTCTACTATTGCTATATCGAAATGATTTTCTTCAATTTTTTTCAAATAATCCATGCAGTCAGCGTTTATGAATGACATCACTACACCTCCTCAATCTCAATGCCTGGGCAATCAAACACCCAGCAAAAACCGGCCTCTTCAAGTTCTTTGTGGGTGTGGTTTGTGCTATGGTTCTTAGAATTGCCACTTATGCCAAAATACCAAGCACCATTTGTTTTGTTATAGGCTAGATATCCATTAATACGATTCATGCCCTTCACCTTAACCGTGTACCGCTTCTCTTTCTCGACTGTGTAACCGTCCAGCCATGCTTGAGCTAAGGTTTCCTGATTTTTAAAATAACCATCGTCTTTTTTCAAAAGCCATTTACCAACTTCAATACTTACAACTTCTTTAGACATTAAATCTCTTAAACTTAATCTTCTTTTTTTACCTTTCTCAATCCAATCAGCCACAAACTGCGGCACTACGACTTTCTCACGTTCCATAGTGCCATCAAACTTGCCTTGTTCATACCCAGCCTTATATTTCAAAGTCCCGTAATCGCTACCTAGCTCATTCAAAATTTCATCGAGCCATACTTTTTGACTACCACTATCAAAAGCTTTTATTCGTGCGATAACGTCTTTAAATTTAATAAGTTGCGGTTCGTCTAGTTGTTCGATTAACTCTAAAATAAGTTCCATTTTTAAGTACGGTTCATCTAAGCGTTTAATTCTTGCGATCAGCTCTTGCTTATTCATTCTTCCACCTCCTCAATCTCAATCCCTTCGCAATCAAACACCCAGCCAAAGCCAGCTTGTTCAAGTTCTGTGCGGGTGAATTTTGTACCGTAAAGATTATTTTCTTCTGGATTCGAAAAAATAAATGCTCCTGACCTCTTGCTACGATTTAAAGTGCCTTGTCTTGTCCGTACATTTTTAACATTCACCAGATACCGTTTCTCTTTCTCGATCTCGTAGCCGTCAAGCCAAGCTCTAGCAAAGATTTCTTGATTTTTTTCGGTTTCTAAAAATTCTTTTAGTTTTAAATCATCTTTTTGGTTTGCATAGTTGTAAAAATATAGATCGCCCATTTCTAAAGCATGATACAGATCAACATTAGTAAGTTTGCAATACTTGATCCAATCCGCTACAAACTGCGATACTTGGACTTTCTGCGGTTCGTCTAATTCAGAAATAAGTCTAATTACCGTGTCTATCTCAATATATTCTGCTTTGTTGCCGAAAAGATTTTTCAATCCTTCTATCCGTTCAATCAACTCTTTAATGTTCATCTTCCTGTCCCTCATTATATTCCTCTACCAATTGATCCAACCATGACCACTCATTGACATCATCAATTGGTTCTACATCTCTCTCTTGTAGCCATGCCGAAAAATCAACTACGTTATCAATATAGATTGTGAAATAGTCTCCCCAGCTCCACCAAGTAAGAAAAATCTCAGTTGCCTTCCCATTTTCGTCTTCAACAGTGATAGACCCATTTTCAACCATCGCTGTCCCAAAACATAATTCACAAGTTCCTGTTTGTTCTTCCTGAATGTCTGACATATATTTAATAACTTTATACTTCATTCCTTCGCCTCCTCAACTTCAAACAACGGACTGTTAAACACTTCACCAAAGCCGGCATCTTCAAGCTGTTTGCGTGTAAATTGAGTAGCTAATTCACCCAAAGAAAAAAATAGTCTCTTGTCCAGATTATTATAAAATAGCGGTTGTTTCGTTGCTGTCATCTTTACTGTATACCGTTTTTCTTTCGTGACTTCGCAGCCAAAAATCCACGCTTGAACGAAGAGTTCGGAATTGTCCCAATACCATTCCGCAACTCTATCAGACATGCATGCATCTATTGAGTAGGACAGCATATGCCCTAGATTTTTCTGTTCTGCGATAAAATCCGCCGCAAACTGCGGAACTGTGACTTTCCGAGATTTCTCAAATTCCATTTTTGGAAGCTTAATCGTCTGCGGTTCGTCAAGTTGCTTAACAAGCCCTTCTATATATCCATAAAATGCCCAACTTTGCATTTGCAGAATCGCTTCTTTCTGCTGTTCAATCTGTTCTAATGCTTCCTGTTTATTCATTCTTCCACCTCAATAGTGCTTTCTTCTCATGCTATTCATTCCATCGAATCTAAAACCGTGATCTTTATCAACACCCTTACACGCACGATCCATGATTGCTTGATTATAAACAGACTCAATGTCAGCGCTACTCGCTAGGTTACTGGTAATAATCGTGCAATTTCTGTTGTCGAGAATTGAGAACAGAATGCTTTTAGACCAATCTGAGATTTTTTCCTGGCCTAAATCATCCAAAACTAGAAATGGTATTTTAGACAGCCTTGCTATCCATTTCTGCTCAGTGTTAGCTTCGTTCCCAAAATCGTTTCGAATCCGTGCCAACAATTCTGGCAACTTGATAAACATTGCGTGCTTCTTCGTTCGATCCGATACAGATTTGATAATGCCGTATGCCAAATGACTTTTCCCCACACCAGCAGGACCTAAAAAAAGAACATTATTAGTAGCTCCATCAACATACTCATCGACAATTCGTTTAGCAGCAGTTAGCATTTCTTTTTGCTTAACAGTTGTAACCTCGTAATTGCCTAATGTTGCATTTTTGAGTTCAGCGTTAACGATAGAAGAGTTGAATAATACATCCAATCTCTTCTTTTCGCGACGTTCATCTTCTTTCTTCCAGTAAGTGTCCTGAAGCTCTTTTTGTTCTTTTTCTATTTCTTCTTTCCCGCATGCTTGACAAACCTCAACTTGATTCGGTCCTACAGCATACATCTGTTCGCCATGTTTTTGGCAAACTTTGTCAATTTTAACCATGGTCCATCGACCAAAAGTAATTACATCATCTTGATTCATATCAACACCTCGCACAATCCATGAGATGTGCCAACTTCCCCAGCACAGCCTTTGGATCAGAATGGGATAACATACGTTCTTTCATCGAATCACTGAGAGGGTAAAATTCCTTTTCAAACGATTCGATGACATCTGCTAATGTAATCATGTTAAACTCCTATGTCATTGCTACTAGTTCGATTAGAGCGAGGACCTTCGTTTAAATATGTTTCAAACTTAGTTCCAAACAAGGTCTCTGGTCTCAGATATTTATTCATATCTTTATTTTTCAACCAGTCCCGGCTCTTAGTATCGATAACCTTTTTAAAATCTTCCAATCTGAAACCGTCATTCCATCTAGCACGAATCAATTTGCGAGTGGATTTGCCTGTGTAGGTGTAACCTTTTCCACATGTATTGTTTAGATGCTCAACGATTTCTTTATAAGGGATAGCATCATCGTGTGATTCATTCGAATCAGCACTATAGGTATTTAATCTAACCTTATCTAACCTATCCTCTCCTAACCTAACCTGTGGCTCCGAAATGGATACATTTTGTATACATTTTTTCTCATTATTAAGATTCGCTACTTTTGATTGATCATACTCTAATCTAGCCTTTTCATCCTGATAAATTGTCGATTGGAAACGGTCGGATTGGATGTAGTTATGGATTCGCCAATGCCGGATTACGACAACTCCAGTATCGAATGGGATTAGAAAACCTTTTGCAATAAGGATTTTCATATCATCTTCGCTGGCGCCAATGGTTCGTTGAATCGTTCTCGCACGGTCGATAAATCCTTCGTCATCTGCTCCCATATTCAAATGGAAGTAGAGAGCTTGCGTAGATAGAGGCATTTCAAGAAAATGGTCTGTGTCAGTTATTTTCTTACTGAACATTCGTCTTTGAGCCATTTCATCACCTCCTAAAATGGTAAATTATCTTCGTTGACCTCGTAACCAGGAGGCATTTGTTGATCCATGCTAGCTTGATTATGTTTTTCTCGACTCTCAAGCAATCGAAAACTTTCAGCAACTACCTCTGTAATATAGACGCGTTTTCCATCGTTGCCTTCATAATTTCTGGTTTGGATTCGTCCAACTATAGCTAGTAACATTCCTTTTTTTGCCCAATTCGACAGATTTTCTGCAGATTGTCTCCACATCACACAATTGATGAAGTCTGCTTCGTACTCACCATTTTGCGCCTTGAAATTTCGGTTGACGGCCATGTTGAACGTTGCAACTGCTGTATTTGATTGCGTGTATCTTAATTCTGGGTCTCTGGTCAAGCGACCAACTAGCACTACATTATTAATCATATGCTGTCATCAATCCTTCCAATTTATTCGTCATCGTCAATCCCTTTCAGATTAATCAATTGATAACCTTTATGCTTTATCCGTTTCTTATACGCCGGGGTGCTGTAAAATAGAACCGTTTTACGATCGATCCCCAGCTCTTCAGCGATTTCATCTGCTGTACCTGAAGTCACATAAGTAGCCCTTGTAAAGAGCATAAACTTGTTTTGGAAAACTCATACTCTAATCACTCCATCATTATTAAAATCTCGAGACATCTGACGAAGTCTGTCTTCGAATTGGTTATCTGGCAGTTCCATCAATTCAGCTTTTTCTTCTGCTTTAAAAGGTCGATGAGCATCTTGCCAATCCATCATTCTCACTAATTTCATAATAGGATTCATTATTCATCCTCTTTCTTAAAGATCAGACTAGCTAAGGTAATCCCGATAATGCCTGTCATTACAGCGACAAGTGCGATTGTTCCTGTAGTGATTGCGATTTTTTTATTCATTTTTTTAATTCTCCTGTGTTATAATTAATATATAGTTCTTTCAAGGCGCTTTACTCAAAGGCGCTTTTTGTTTTTGTAAAGCCCGACAGAATCTGAGTGCACTTCCTAATGAACGTCCACAGCACCCCAATCGTTATCCGAATGTGAGCGTTTGCGAGCTTCTGCCAAATGGTCGAATACACGTTGTTCGCCAAGCGCGATAGCTTCGTCAATATCTTCGCTGTATTGTTCCATCGCTGTCTCCAACTTACGCTCACGGGCTTTCTTCCGTTGGGCCTTTTTAAAATCCCAAACCGCACCGATGTAGCCCGCTGTGAAAAATGTTCCTGCAATCGTTAGTCCTGCAATAATGTCGTTATACATGTTGTATTTCCTTTTCTAATTCCAAAATCTCGTGTACATCGTTCAGATCATACATGATGTACTTTCCTTGTTTACGAAACTTCAAGCCCTTGCGTTTCAAACGCTTCAAGTATTCATTGCTAAAGCCAAATATTTCTTGCAGTTCTGCTTGGTTTACTGGTAACAATTCTTTTTTGGCTTGTTCCTTCGCTTCAAGATAAATTTCTCTGATCTGTTCTTTAATCAATTCTTCAATCATTGCCCACCTCTCCGTTCTGTGGTATAATTGTCTTGGTTAATTTATTTGAGCGCTTTTCCCCAAAAGTGCTTTTTTATTTACCAAGCCATTTCAACCAACCAAGCTCATTTGACCATTGCGATTTTTGATTTCCAATTTAGTGTTGGCTGACGGCTCCCAGCTTCCCCAATAGTCAAACGCTTGTTCTTCATCTTTGCGTTTCAGCAAGTCGTAGCGTGGGATACGAAAATACTCTTTGAAGTCTTTGGCAGCCTGCGAAAATACCGATTGTGCAAATTTTCGATCTTTGTATGCTTGGCTATCCTTACCGCCAAGCAATTCGACAACCTTTTGTTTTCGCATCTTTTCAAGTGCCAAACAAATTGACGGATTCACTGGTTGCTCATTTTTCAAATAATCTACATCGGCTGATAAGACAGATTGCCCTTCTTTCAGCTTTTTTAGTTCCTGCAATGCGTGGATCATTGTATCTTCTACTGTTAATTCTGTTTGTGTCATAGCAATTTCATTTGTCATTCAAATTCTCCTTCTAAAATGTTGCTTTCTTTGCGAATGTCGTTTAGATCGTTGAAAAATCTCAACCCTCGACTGATGAAGCTATCAAATTCATCTCGGACGATTCCGTCCGCTTTCAAGACATTCTTTTCGTCTGCGTAGATCAGACCGCCCATGCTAGCCAAGAAGTCATTGCCCTTCTGCAATAGGTTTGTGATGTTCTTGTAAGCTGAGATCTGTTTCTGTACGTTGCTTAATTGGCCCTGTGATTCTTCAATCGCTCTGGTCAATTCATCGTACTGAGCAGATTTTTTGTCTACCTCTTCACGCTGGGCCAACATCTCATTTAGTTTGTTATTGATAAACTCGGAACGCTCCTCGATCGCTTTCATGCTGTCGGACAGTTCTTGATTCTTCACTAACAATCGCTTATTTAGCTCCCGTGTGGCTCTGTAATCGTCTGGGACGACTTCCTTGATTGTTTCCCTCACCTCAACTTTAGAAGCCCTTAGAGCCTCATTCTCGCCCCTTAGAAGCTCGTTTGCTTGTTGGCTTAGTTTGAGTTTGTTTTTGACTTCTTTCAGCTCCCGAACAGTTGGGGTGTCGCCATCCTCGATCCGTTGGATCTGCTCCTGCTTTTCTTCTTCTGGGAGAGTTGCGATGAGGTAGAGAGCGGTGCTACCTAAATTACTCAACGTTGAGTAATTTGGAAGTTCTTTTGCAATCTTCATCATTCTGTTCGCCTCTGGCCAATTAAGATTGATCTTATTCAACCATTCCATGAATTCACCGTGAACAAGATCGTTTTCCTTTACATGATTTAATCGCCTACCAATTTCCCAAATGGATTGACCAGCAATTTGTTTGTGGTGGCTGATTTCCAGTTCTATCTGAGATAGATTATTTGATAAAGTAATTTCGTTCACACGCTTTTTCCTTTCTAAATTTGATATAATAAAGATAATAATTTGATTGGAGATAAAATATGAAAACGGCTAGCGTTTCGTTCCATGGTGCAGGTCGCCAGACAGTAAAATTTGAATACCCTGAATATTGTCCACATTGTGGAAAAAATATCTCGCCTGAAATAATATACGTTTCAGATAGCGAGGACATTTACTCTAGTGGAGATGCTCGCTTTGTTGTTACTTTTCGTTGCTCACGCTCAGCTTGTAAAAAATACTTTGCTGTCGAGTATATTTTCACATCTGCATCTAAACTTTGTTCAATTGCTAAATACAGCTACCGTCCACCTATCAAAGTAAAACTCCCTGAAAATATAGAAAAAGTTTCTCCTGTTTTTGTCGAAATCTATTCCCAAGCAACCGTCGCTGAATCTGAGGCATTGAATCAAATAGCAGGCGTCGGATATCGCAAAGCTGCTGAGTTCCTAATAAAGGACTACGCAATTTCCAAAAATCCATCCGACGAAGAACACATCAAATCAATTATGCTAGGGAAAGTAATTGCTGACTACTTAAATGATTTTCCAAAAATTCAAGCTTTAGCAAAATCCGTCGCTTGGATCGGTAATGATGAGACTCATTATGTCCGCAGACATGACGACAAAGATATCCAAGATTTAAAGAAATTCATTCTCTCAGCAGCTCAATTTATCGCAGCAGATTACGACGCTGATGAAGCATTGTCTTTCACTTCTTCTAATTGAGAAACCTTAATATCCAACTCATCCAACTTTTCTGCAATATACGTCACGGTCCTCAGTATTTCATTGAGGGCTGTTCTTTCTAGTTCATTCATTTTTAATTCCTTTTAAATGGATATGTTTTCTAAAAAAATTAGACCACTATGTCCAGATGATATCTTTATAATCAATCCCAAGTGTCTTCTCAATCACTGGGATATACTTTGCATTTGGCTTTGTGTTACCAACTCGCCAATTCGAGACCGTAGGATAACTTACACCAATAGCATCTGCAAATTGGAGGACGGTCATGTCTCGCACTGCCATCCATTGTTTCAGCGTTAACTGTGTCATTCTTTCACCTCCTATCTAAATTCGTCCAAGCTGACCTCTAGTGCATCAGCTAATTTGCACATATTCGTCCAAGACATCTCTTTCAATCTTCCAGTCTTTAAGTTGGAAAGATTTGATTGAGAAACGCCTGATTTTTTAGCTAGTCGATATACTGACCAGCCTTTTGATTTTAATTGTTGTTCAATTTTTTCCCACATTTTAAACACTATATGTTGTGTATGCACAACATATTTAATCCTTTCTATCACTATATATTGACAAATAAAAGCTTTTACATTATAATGTATCTTGGCTAAGACCTCTCACCGTTTTAGTCAAAATCTAAACAGAAAGGAGGAAAAGATATGAGTAACAACTTAGCAAAATATGACATTCTACTAACGCATGGAATTATCGCTAAAAATACAGACCATAAATTGATAATCCAAACAGCTGCAGGACAATATATTGGCAAACTTTATAATCCTGATAGCACTGATTATCCTGAGGTATCTGCGATTGTTCAAGCAATAAAAGATTTTCGAGTTTCTGAATACGATGAAAAAAAATCCAACAACATTCTTTTTAGTAGATGTTGAAGTTCACAACAATTCTATCGGCGGCCCATTCAAAATGCCATATGTTTGTCTATTTTTAGATCAGATATTGGGTGTTTCGATTGGGAAATTAGAGAACACAACTGAAGAATAGAATTTTGGTCTATTGTAAAGTCTATCGATTGTCCGATAGGCTTTTTTTCTCCGCTATACGGATATCGTTTTGGTTTCATTCTGTTTTCCTCATTCTACACTATAAAACTTGATCCTTTGCATCAAGAATACCACGAAGATAAAAAATAGCTAGATCTTGTTGACGTTGTAATTCAACGATTTCTTCAAACCTTTTATTAATTAGTGTAACAGTCCTCAAAACTTCATTGATGGCTGTTTTTTTCTACTTCATTTGCCATTTTTCTGCACCTCCTACTTAATTAAATTTAAAATTACAATCACAATAATCGCTCCTACTGCGATCAAACCGCCAATTTCCCATTTTTTGTCGTCCATTGCTTTTCTCTAGACAGTATGCTAAACTTAAGTCGTAGGGTTGGGGCTTGCGCCCCTCCTACAACTTCGTGCGTAACTCTTATTTAAATAAGAGTTGAAGTATCACGGCGATTAGTGCTATGATCGCCGATATGACTGTGGCTCTTGGTTGTGTTAACCAAGGGTCTTTTTTCTTTTGCCTTCGGTTCAGCATACTGTCCTTCCTTTCTTTTGTTTTGGTTAATTTCTTAACCTTGATTTAATTATATCCATTTAATTGGATATTGTCAATAGTTTTTTTTATTTTTTTTAAAATTATTTTTATTTCTTATAAAAAACTGATATAATACTTTTAAAAGGATACGAAGGAAACTAATATGGCAAAAGCAACTAGAGGTCGTTCTAAAGCTTCTGAATCTGAAATCATTCGGAGAAATTTTATAGCAGGCCAAATAAAAAAACGCATGCTAAAACTTGGATACACTCAACTAGAATTATCTAAACGTTCTGGTGTTCCACAAAATACTCTTAGTAGATATATGAATGGCATTTCTACACCTAAAGTAGAGTACTTAAAAAATATAGCTGATTCTCTCGATGTTGGTATTGACTTTTTCAACGTCCCTGTCGAACAGATTGATCCTCGACTAGATACTACTTCTTCTGTTGTAAAAAACGAAATTGCACAAAAGATCGATAAGGTTGTATCTAAACTCGACCCAGAACCATACCAGCGGAATGTACTGACTTGTGCAGAGAGGCAACTTGAGGAACAAAAACAAGCTAAGAAGAAACTTGCCGAGGTCCATGAAGTGTCTGTTCAGTACTTTGCATACAACTACTACGACCAGCCTGTATCTGCTGGTACAGGACAATATCTAAACGAAGTCCAGATAGAGACAATCCAGCTGCCTGTGAAGGTGGATGCTGACTTTGTCTGCCCTATTTACGGAGATTCGATGGAGCCAGATTATAAATCTGGGGATTATGTCTTTGTCAAATTGACGGTAGAGCTTCCAAGTGGCACGGTTGGAGTATTTGACTACGAGGGAGAAGCATATATCAAACAACTTATTATAGAGAAAGATAAGGCCTATCTGAGAAGTTTTAACAAGAAATACAAAGATATACCGATCAATTCAGATAGTGACTTTAGGATCATTGGTAAGGTTGTGGATGTGTATAGGGAAGAAAGTGAGAAATAATATGGGATTTTTTGATAATGTTAAACAAGAAAGTTCTTTTTCTGGAGCTTCAGGAGCAACTGGATTGAACTATGTTGTGCTTCAAGTAACACTTAAAGAAAAGTTATTTGGTACTGGATCTGGAAACCTCACTGAACTTGAAGATGTGATTAACAAACAAGTTGCCAAGGGATACCGACTCCATACCATTAGTACAGCTAACGGGGGCAGCAAGGGCCTAGGTGGAGGAGATCGCATCCAGGCTACAATGGTGTTTGAGAAAATTATTTAGTTAGATTTTTTTACTATCACCTTCACAAAAGATATTGGAGAAAATATGAAAGAAATAATTTATTTAGATACAAATCTAGTTAATTCATTATTAGCACAATTAGATCTATGATCCAGGAAGAGTTCAAGAAGGTTGTGGGGGCGTGAAGATGGCAAAGTATACAATCAATATCCCTGCAGAAATAAAGCCAGAATACCAAAGCATCTTTTTACTAAATTTGGAATTTATTAAAGCTATCCGCAAAGCGACTCAGTCTGATGAAATTCTTTTTGATTTTTCACGAACAAGTTGGATAGATGCAGAAATGACCGTCCTGTTATCAATGATGTTTGAGATGGCATTACAAATCACTGATAATGTTGGTGCAAAAATTGAAACTATGCCGGTTAAAGTAAGAGAAATATTACAAAAAAACAATTTCTTCCCATATTATGGTCTGGGTGAAAAGTTAATTGATACATTTAATACAACAATCACATTTTTTGCAGATACTCCTTCAAATGATGCACTTATTCACGAATATATAAAAGAAGAGGTATTTTCTGCTATCGGAAATAAAATATCGGACGACTTTTTAAAAGAAGTATCGTACTGCATCTTTGAAATTGTTCACAACGTCCGAGATCATTCTGGAGCAGATAGGTTTTATATCTGTGGTCAGCACTATCCAAAGCAAGGCATATTGCGTCTGGCAATTTCTGACTTGGGAGTAGGTCTTCCTGCAAAAGTAAAGCAAAGAAATCCACACATGATTTCTGACATTAAAGCTGTTGAATGGGCTTTTGTTGACGGTAATACTACCAAACGAAAAAAAGAAGGTGGAGTTGGATTATATAGTATTAAAGATATACTCCATCAGCGTGGTCAATTAAGGTTGATTTCAAATCAAGCCTTCTATTCTATAAGTCCAAGCGGAATAACTAATCACCAATTAATGCCTGAACGTTTTAGAGGAACTCTACTTTGGATAGAATTTGATATTAATAAGTGTTTAAAATCTAGAAAAAATGTTAGAATTGAAAGTAATGATACCTTTAATTTTTAAAAGGAGATAAAAAT